CCTGACCGACCAAGAACAGGCCAACCTTGCCAAGACCATCGCTGGCACAAACCAGTATTCCAAGCTGCAAACCATCATGGCCGGATGCAGCGAGGCCGCAGCCGAGGGCGGGCAGTCGTTCTCAGACTACACCGCAGCCCTGAACAACTGCGCCGGGTCTGCCGACAAGATGGCGGGCACCATGCTCGACAACATGAACGGCAGGCTGGTTCTGATGCAGTCTGCCGCTGACGGCCTGAAAATCGCCATCGGCGAGGATTTGACTCCCACCATGTCCGGCCTGTACGATGTTGGCGCGCAGGTTCTGGGCTGGATGCAGGGCTTTGTCGAGGAAAACCCCGGCGTGATCAAGGGCATTGCCGCCGGGACAGTCACCTTGGGCGGTCTGGCCGGAGCCATCACCGCCGTAAATGCTGCCCTTAAACTCAGCAAGGTACTTGCACCCACTCTGACTACTGTTGTCCCTGTGTTGGGCACCGCCGCGCTGGCTGCCGGCGGTGTGGCGGCAGTCGTGGCTTTGCTTTCCTCTGCTGCTAACGATACAGTTCCCTCTGTGCAGGAACTGACCACCGCGGCTCAGAACATGGGCAGTGCCATGAAAGAGGCCGGCACAGATTACGACACCACCTTGTCCAGCATGGAGGCAACTGCCAGCGTTGCCGACCAGTACATCGGCAAGCTGGAGGCCATCGAGGCGGCTACTGGTGGCAACACCGCCGGGAACACCGAGTATCACGATACCCTTGCCCGCCTGTCTGCGCTGGTGCCCAGTCTGGCCGATGACATTGACCTTGAAACGGATTCCATCAAGGGCGGCACTGAAGCCCTGCGCCAGCACACAGACGCTTATGTGGCCGATGCAAAGGCGCAAGCCCGGCAGGACTATCTGAACACTCTGTATGAGAAATACCGAGATGTGCTAAGCGAAAGCGCAGAGAACGAGGTCAAACTGAACGCTGCAAAAGCCAAGGTTGAGAAATCCAATGCCGGCATGGTTACCAGCTATGATAAGCTGCTTGCCACCCTCAGCATGACGGACGAACAGTTTAAGCTGACCTATGGTACTGTTCAGGATCTTCCGTGGCGCACCATGAGCGAGGATGTGCAGCAGCTGCGCAGCGAATACCTCAGCTACTCGGCAGACCTTGTGACTGCCCGGCGAGAGGTAGAGAACTACACCGAAGCGATGGCGCAAGATCAGGAAGCGGTAGACGCTGCCCAGACCGAGTATCAGGAAGCAGCGGCCGCAATCAACGGCATGGCAGATGCACAGGATTCTGCAGCAGACAGTGCCGAGGATGTTGCCGCCGCCCTGTCTGCTGCCCAAAATAATATTCAGGGCATCATCTCAGCCTATAACGAGGCCTATGATGCAGCCTTGAAGAGCGTCAGCGGGCAGTATGACCTGTGGGATACCGCTGAAAAAATCGTTGCCACCTCTGCGTCCAGCATCAACTCCGCACTGGAGAGCCAGATCACCTACTGGGACAGCTACAACCAGAATCTTGAGAGCCTGAATGCCCGCGCCGCTGACATTGACGGTCTGAGTGCCGTGATTGCCAGCTTTGCCGATGGCAGCAAGGATTCTGTGAACGCCATTGCCGGCATGGCATCGGCCTCTGACGCTGACCTTGCAAAGATGGTTCAGAACTATCAGGAACTGCAGGAGGCACAGAAAACTACCAGCGAGAGCATGGCCGACTTAGAAACCGGCATGAGCAACGCCATGGACGAGATTGCGCAGAACGTGGTCGACAGCGTGGCAGACATGAACCTCAGTGATGAGGCCAAGGAAAGCGCACAAGCCACCATTCAGGGCTTTGTGGATGGCGCAGAGGGGATGCTCCCCCGTGTTCAGACCGTATTCTCCAAAATTGCCTCCGCTGCTTCCACCGCACTGGCAGGAGCAGGCGGTAGCTACAACGGCAACATTCCCGGCTATGCAGTCGGTACGGAATCCGCTGCGCCGGGCTTTGCCATCGTTGGTGAGAACGGACCGGAGCTGGTCTACTTCAACGGCGGCGAAACCGTGCTGACTGCGCCGGAAACCCGCGCAGCGTTCGATGAAGCGCAGCAGTTCACGCAGATCGTCAGCAAAAACGCCCTTGACTTTGCAACCATTCAACAAGCCGCCGGGTTGTCTGAAAATTCCATGCAGACGTTCTACCATGACTGGACAGTGGACAACGAGTATGAAGCACTCACCGCGAACACCGCCGCCCCGGCGGAAGTTGTGCCGGCATCCAGCTTCACACCTTCCGAGGGCAGTCCGATTTCCATCAACTTCGCCCCGGTCTACAACTTCTCCGGCGTGTCTGACACGCAGCAGTTTGAAAGCCTCTTGACTTCCCACGATGACGATATGCGGGAGTACATCCTCGGCGTTGTCGAAGAAGCGGAGCACGATAAATTCCGCAGAGCATACGCATGATGTGCCTTGCACCTGCAAGCAGTGCGCCGTGGTACCACCACAGGTGCTGCAAGCAGTGTCTTTGTATGTACAAAGCCCCTTGCCTTGCAAGGACTTGTTGGGCAGCATCCCAAACCCTTTGACCGTGCAGTCCCCGCCGGGCGCAGCACTTCAGCTACACGATTCTGTTGACCTCAACAAAATCGCTGCATGACAAAGCCCCCAGACCGCGACAGCGCGTGTCTGAGGGCTTTGCTTCTTTCTGTGGGTGTTTTCCTTGCCGTTGGTTCTATTCTTGCTCAGGCAGCCCCGGCGGGGGCTACTACGCTGCACAGTCAGGATTTCTATCCACGCCCCATACAAGGGGCGACTATTTATGCTGCACAGTCTGGGAAGTTCACAACGGTGATTTCTGCCACGGCCTTTTCGACCGTCTGCAAGATGCGCTCTATCTTCTCCACCGTGTCAGCTGACAGAACGACCTCGCCGCACTGTTCGCACTTCAAGCAAGGCACGTTCTTGATGACCACGACACAGTTCTTCAGCTGAACCGTGTGAATGGTCGTGCTAGGCTTCATTTCACCTTTGCAGAAAAAGCAGGTCATAATCATTCCCCTTTCTTCTTTCTCTCTGTGTAAGTTGCGTTCCAGTGGTCGAGATCGGGCCAGTAGGCTGTCAGGATCCACAGTGCATCCTCATGGATACCGCACACAACGTGTAGCCAGCGGCCTGCCAGATTGACACCCAGCACCAAGCAGGACGGACACCGGTAATCATCCGGGCGGTATTCGATGATCTTCCCGCTCTGGATAGCCTGCCGGATGTCAGCCAACAAAATACCGCGTTCATAAAGCCGGGCCTGTGAATGGGCCGTCAGGAAGATTTGCCCGCTGCTGGATAGTGTGCGCAGGTTCTCTATTGTCAATTCCATCATGCGGTTTCCTTCCCGGCGGTGTCCTCTGTGGGCACATGTTCCAGCAGATCGCCCGGCTGGCAGTCCAGCAACGTGCAAATCGTTTCCAATGCCGCCCACGATACCATTTCACCCCGCCGCAGTTGCGACATATACGATTCACCAAGAAGATGCTCGTTTCTCAGTCTGGTGGAACTATATCCTTTTTCTTTCAAAGCAGCCAGCACATTGATTTTGTACCTGAATGCCATAATTTCACCTACTTTCGTTAAGGGCCGATTATACTGTCCCTTTTTCATTGTCCTTAGTATAGCGCAATGACACACTAAAAACAAGTGGTAAATTTCACAGTTTGGAACACTAATATTTGGTGGTTTCGTCAATGGACGCCACTAGTTTCAAGTGGTATACTATAGACACAGCAAGGGAAGCACGACCGGAAGGCAAGGGGTGAAGGATGTACCGGGAGCGCAAGAGCAGAACGCCAGCTAAGACAGTAACCCACTTCCTGATAAGCTGTATAAAAGAAAATGGCCCGGCGACCGCTACCAACGAACCACCGAGCCAAACCCACAACAGGGTCAAGCCCATTATACAGGAGCTGACCCGCAAAGTAAAGCGAGGACAGTATGAAGAAGTACAATCTCTCCGAGATTATGCACAAGGCGTGGAAGCTGTACCGCAAGGGTGTGAGCAGCTTTGCCGAAGCACTGCACCGGGCATGGAACAGCGCAAAGGCTGCTCCGGTCAACGCCCAGCGCATCGAGGAAGCCCAGCAGGCCGCCGGTGTGGCCGAGCCTGTGAACACATGGGCAGGCTGGAAAGCCGCCGGGTACATGGTAGAGCATGGCGCAAAAGCTCTGTTTCAGGCGGTGCTGATCCACAGCAGTAAGGGAGACGGCCAGACCTACCGGGCATCGTTCTTCGGTGCATCGCAGGTACAGCCACTGGAAGTCCAGTAACACGAACAGAGACCCCCGGCGGGAAGATGGAAGCCCACCGGGCATGATGGGAGGATATGACCATGAAGTTGGAGAAGAAAATCAGCTTACACGCCTTTGAGGTGGAGTACATCGACCAGCGGGAAGCAAAGCCCCGCACCCTGCACCGGGAAAGCATCGTGCTGGATGGTGGCCGGATGAACACGCTCGACCACCTGAACCAGACCCCGCAGAGCTGGATCCGGCAGCAGTACGCCCAGCAGGGCTACACCGTGTCAGCGATCCACAAGGGTGAGAGCCTGACCGCCAAGGTTGACACCGGCTTTCTGTGGAAGCTGGCCGCACTGGATGCAGCCGCAGCAAAGGCCGGCAAGAGCGTGGCCAAGCTGCTGGAAGGGGGTGCAGCGGTATGACCGCAGCCCAGTGGCAAGAAGTCCTCTGCCGTGTCCGCAGCCTGTCAGCTACCGACAAAGACCGCCTGTTGACCTATCTCCATGCGCTGCACGATGCAGCACAGCAGCCCCAGAGAGCCGAATCCATGCCGAACACGCCCAAGGTACTGTAAAGCCCCCGCCGGGCTGGCAGCGGGCTTTACAAGCCCTATCTTTACCCAGTCAGCCGAGAAAATTTCCGGCACTTTAATTGAATTATGAAAGCGAGGTACACTATGCATCACTCTGATTGCACCCCCAGAATTCCCACCGTTACCGCAGAAGAAGCCGTGAAAATGTCGTGGCTGTGGAGTTCGTCCCAGACCCTCAAGGAAGTAAGTCAGCTTTTCAACGCCATTACAGAAGTCCCCAATGAATTTAGCCTAACAGGCGCATATCGCTTCATGGGGCTTATCACCGCCCTTTGGAACGCTGGCAGGGTGCAGGGCATCCGGGAAGAACGCGCCCGGCGGAAGCGCAAGGCACAGACCATCAAACAGTGACAGAAACACCCTCTGACAGCCCACAAACGGCCGCAGAGGGTGTTTTTCATCGTTCTATGATAGATTCTTGGTTTCTTCTGTGGTAAAATAGGCGCAGTCGAATTGATGAAAGGGGAAACAATGACACTCATAGAGATCTCTCGCTACTTCCACCTGAATGAGACCATCCAAAAGAACCGCGAGGCTTTGAAGTTCCTGCGTGAACGAGCCGAACCCGCTGCACCCTCACTGAACGGTATGCCCCACGCATCCGGCGTGAAAGACAGCACCGGGAGGCTGGCCGTTGAGATCGCCGACATGGATGCACGAATCACCTACCTTGAGGAACAGGCCGAACAGGAGCGAGATAAGGCCGTTGCCTTTTGCTCCACGATTCAGGACGCACGCCTGTATCTGATCTTCCGTCTGCGCTTTGTCCGCTGCCTGACATGGGCAGAGGTTGCGGACCTCTTGGGGGACTACTACACCGAGGAGGGTGTCTGCCGCATGGCCTACAACTACCTTGCCAAGACTGAAAAAGAGAAGCCCACTGCCCAGAGTGCATGATCCACGATAGAGCTATAGCCCCACAGACAGCACGAAAGCCCGCCCGGCTACACACCGGACAGGCTTTTTCTTTGCTCTCAGACCACCCCGCCGGGCATCTAGTATGAGGCACACGGTAAGGCACACGAGAGGTAGTTTTTGGGGCAGCAAGGCACAAATGAGGCACTTTCCAGCCCTTTTGAAGCCTATGTAAAGCAAGAAATCCCACGATTTACACCGCATTTTCAACGGTCAATCGTGGGATTTTACTTGGTGCGATGGAAGGGACTCGAACCCCCGGCCTACTGATTCGTAGCGCACACCGGGCGATTCCCTCAATTTTTGG